TTTAAACCCTCTACAGTTTGTGCTTTACGCCGTGGCTATGCGGATAACCTTTTTCATCTTTGCACCATGTGCAGGGTATGCAATGACGCTCACACCCTTGTCATAACATGCACGGCAACCATTACATTTACCCGCATGCTCATAAGCCATGCATACGCTCATATCAGGCGTTGCAGCGTCAATTGTGGGGATGATGACTGAACCATGTAAGCCGTCGATGTATTCGCCGTTGACGCTATCGCTGGAATAACGAACCGATACATTAGGCAAAGCTTGCATAGCTTCCAACACTTGGCGAAACTTGGGGAATTTGTGCATACGTGTTGGCAACCAATGTTTAACCCACGGTGTACGCTGCATAACCTCTAACATCTTTTCAGCCAGTGCCACAGTGTACATATCGCCGCTATCGAACCAACGGAAATAACGGTCTTTGTCGAGCAGTGCCACCATCGCATCGCACCAGTCGAGGTTTTGCCAGTCGTCGCGGTTATGTAACCGGGGGGCTTTGACATTGGGGTAATTGTAGTTGCCTGTAGTTGCATAGCAACCTTTGCAGGCGTCAACGAGTGTACCGGGTGATGCAATAGAACCGGGGCATGTGTCGATGGCTTGCAAAGACCATGAACGAATGCCGTCGAGCTTTGACGTGATGGAAATACGGGGTTGAGCGGTGAATGACATTTTTGTTTCCTTTGAGGATGTTGACGGGGTTGTTATTAATTGTTGAAATAAACACTGCCGCGCATGGTGTCGAGTCGGTCACCGTATTGACTCACGGTCTTAACCTGCAAAGCTATACCAACGGTATCAATTCGTCTCCAAACAAAACCCATGCGAACGGTGACCCCCTGCTTGATGTGAAAACATCCGGTCCGAAGATCAAGGTAGACCATCTTAAATCCGAGGCGCTGCGCTGCGGCTTGAATGGCTTTTTTGGTTTCCTGTGCAGTCATTTGGTTTCCTTTGGTAAGTGTTGAGGGGTTGATTAAATGTAAAGATCTTTATTGATTGTCAACTCATAGACAATCGATGTTGATTGATTCCATGTAACGACTTGACCTGTAGCGCACGCAACAAGCATGTTGATTTTCTCAGGTGAATTGTCGTATGCGTACATTGTCGCGGCTTCGATAAGCTTGTCTTCAATGAGTTTTTGAATGATGGTTTGGGTGTTCATGATATTCCTTTGATCAATAAGTAAAGCCAATAACAACAACCTTGTCACCTTTGATCATCAATTCTTTATTGATGTCTTCAGCATCGATGCATGAATAGGATTTTGAAGCTTTGCAGTATTCACCGCGAATATAAACAGTTTTAGCGTCAGGCTTGCGCTTGAAATAGTCGCCTTGTTTGACTTGTTTGATTGTGACGTTTTGCATGATGTTTCCTTTAAGGAATTGACACAGTCAGGATTGACTGCCCAAAACTACATGCAAACACTGTGCCAACTATGCATTTTGTCGGTTGTCAACATGTTATGCACAATGCTTTTCATTCTCAGACTATGAAGTTATTCACAGGCAAAATCGAAAAAGCCTAGTTGTTCAATTTGTCCACAGGGTGCATTGTTATGGTGCATTGTTGCACTGTGTTGGTGCATTGTTGCACTGTGTTGGTGCAATACTGTGGATTAGTACAGTATAGTTTGATCAGGCTTTGCAGTGTAGGGGATATGCTTTTTTGTTGGTGTTGTTGGTGTCGGTGTTGATGGTGTTGGTTGGTTTAGATGGTGTTGGTTTTTGTTGGTTGTTGTTGGTTGTTGTTGATGGTGTTGGTTGGTAAGGGTTGATGGTGTATTCCGCTACCAACACACACTAAATCTAAATGAGAATCATTCGCATTTGGGATTAACCATCATATTAGACACTGTTTTTGAATCAGTTAACAATGATCATCTAAGTCTATGATTTCATTAGAGTTTTTCATTGTCTGGTGATTCTCAAAGCCTCAAATTCTCCACCACCTGTAGCATTGTAGGCATTTTGTTTTCTAGCTGGTAACGCCGTCATTGCTAGGGCAGGCGTGGGACACCCCCCGGTGGTGCGCTATATGTATACAACAAAGCCCACGGAAGAGCTTTTTCAGACCTGTTAACCACCACCATCTAAAACGCTCCATCCGTACACTATGTAGCCCACACACGGCCTACACAGCCTCCACAATCGCTTAACTGTACAGGAGTGTTGCAGAGGCAACACCACCCCCTACAGGACCATTTATGCGTTTCAGATAAAGCAGGCTATGGCGCTACAGAAAATCGACCATGAAAACATAGCCTGTCCTTTGTCCTTGGACTGTGGACAGCTTACAATGCAGCAATTACAACCATTTAGCTACACTATGTTGCAACAAAACAACAAATGCAAATATATCGCTTGACAACATTTTTCATGTCGATATAACATAGGGGTATTGGGGCTTGGGGCTATGTAGACAATGTAGTGATGCAGTGAGCATAGAGTACATAGGGTACATAAGTTGATGTGGTTCTGTGTTGACAAACCATTATAGACAATCATCAAACGCTAAACACAGACTATGAAGTCTATAAAGACGCTAACACAATATCGACTGTGAAGATAACAACTATAGATGTTTCTTATGTTTGTCTTCTTTTGTTTACAATGTTGCTCTAAAGCGGTATACTGTCTACACAACCAGTCAGTGTCGCTATAAACAGACAGTCTGTGTTGAACCTATACAGTAGAAGCATATGAACATTTTGTTGAATAGAGAAGCGGTAGAAGCTAAAGGGTTGATAGATAGTGTTCCTTATTCTGTTGCATCAGATGTGTTTAAAGCGTTACATCGCAACCAGCTAGATAGCCTACACATTCCGCATAGTGATGTTTATTACGTCAGAGCAGCTTTAGAAAAGCATAGTGGCTACTACTTCCCTTTAGATGTTGTAGAGAAGGCTATGCGCGATGAAGGCTGGCGTGACCGCAAAGGTAAAGGACGATATTGATATGGCAATCAAAAGAGGCAGTGAAGAGTTTAGCGGCTACAACAAGCCCAAAGCAACACCCGATCATCCAACAAAGAGTCATGCTGTGTTGGCTAAAGAGGGTGATAAGGTTAAGCTGATTCGCTTTGGTCAGCAGGGCGTTAAAGGCTCTCCCGATGGCAGCAAACGCAATGAAGCGTTTAAGGCTAGACATGCTGCTAACATCGCTAAAGGGAAGATGTCGGCTGCGTTTTGGGCCAATAAAGAGAAGTGGTGAGATGTAGCAATAGGTGCTATAACTCTGATGTTATTTTTGTTAAAGGAAACATGATATGGCTACGGCTCCAATGAACACAGCAGCTAAGGTTGCTAAATTGCGTAAGATGGCAGAGGACAAGAGCTTGCCTCAAGACGTTCGTAACACCTATCTCGACGAGGCTGTGAAGCTGGAAGAGAAGGCTGCTAAGGGCGCTGGTGTGAAGATGGCTAAGGGTGGGGCTGTTAAGGCTCCTGCTAAGAAGATGATGGGTGGTGGCTATGCTGCCCCTATGAAGACAGCAATGGCTAAGGGCGGTGCTGTGAAAGCTAAGAAGAAGTAAGATGGCTAAGAACAAGAACATCGACGACGACACCCGTGCTCGTGCTCGGAAGTTTGTTGAAGAGAAAGCAGACAAGCCTGAAAAGGAATATCGATCTGATCCATTCAGCAAGATGACGAAGGCTGAGCGCGATGCCCGTGTTGGTTATCCCGATGACTTCCCTCCTGCTGTTGTTGACGATGCCACTAAGCGTTTGCCTGTAAAGAAAGAACGTGTTGTCAGCAAGAAAGAGTTGGAAGCGTCTGGTCTTAGCTTGCGTGACTTCCTCAACAAAGAGCGTGGCCTCACACGCCGCGAAGACAAAGCCGACAGCAAAGTTGAAGCTGCTAAGAAACAACTGAAGCTTGGTGAGAAGGTTAGCGCTGAAGACGTTGACAAGGCCAAGAAGCAACTGAAGCTTGCTAAAGGCGGTTATGTAAATTGTGGTGCGTCTGTACCACCTGCACAGAAAGCGAAGAAATAATCATGGCTACAAAGAAAGCGTTTAAGCCCTGCGAAGGCTGTCCATCCCCTGCCAAGTGCAAGGCTGCTGGTAAGTGTCTTGCTAAAGAAGGCAAGGGCGGTAAAGACGCTCTTGTCATTATGGTTGGTGTTGGTAAGCCAATGAAGGCTAAGAAGAAATGAAGCAGGGTCTGTACAGCAACATTGCTGCAAAGCGTGAGCGCATTGCTGAAGGCTCTGGTGAAAAGATGCGTAAGCCCGGTAGCAAAGGCGCTCCCACTGACAAAGCCTTCAAAGAGGCTGCGAAGACAGCTAAGATGGCTAAGGGTGGCTCTGTTGATAAGCAACAAGCCAAAGTTGCCAAAGTGATGGGTGAGTTCAAAGAAGGCTCCCTGCACAGCGGTAAAGGCGGCAAGGTTGTTAAGAGTCCTAAGCAGGCTATAGCCATTGCGTTGTCTGAAGCTAAGAAGGCTAAGAAGTAATGAGCAAAGAACCAAAGATTAGAAGCGTTGGTAAAGTGTTGACTGCTGGTGTAGCCAACACTGTCTACACCTGTCCTGACAACTATATTGCCAAGATGACTTTGTTGTTTGTTTCCAATCACGGTGGCAACAACAAAACTGTTTCTATTCAATGGAACGACTCAAGTGCTAGTCAGAGCTATTACATTGTTGGCGGCTATGTGTTGTCTGCTTACGGCTACATCAAGCTTGACGGCAGCTATCTTGTCCTCAACCCCGGTGACACTCTCATCATCACTCCAGAAGCTGGAGCATCAGCCGATGCCACCGTCACCGTCGAAGAATACTACGAACAGGCATTGTTTTAATCATGGCTAAAAAAGAACTAACAGAACAACAGAAACGATTCCTTGAGGTGTTGTTTGCTGAAGCCAATGGCAACATCAACCACGCTATGAAGATGGCAGGGTTCTCTGAAGGCTATAGCCGCCGACAACTCACCAACTCGTTGAAGGAAGAGATCATTGAAGCTACACAGCTTTACATTGCTATGGCAGCACCAAAGGCTGCGGTGGCTATGATCAATGCCATTGACGATCCTACAGAGCTTGGTTTGAAAGAGAAGATGTCAGCCGCTAAAGACTTGCTTGACCGTGCTGGCTTGGTTAAAACTGAGAAGGTGCAGGTAGAGAGCAACACAGGCGGTGTCATGATATTGCCTGCTAAGGAACGCGAAGAAGAATGATTGAAGTTGACACTACCAAGTATGACTTTGGTTTAGGTGTCTTCATACTACCGCAACCTAAAGATGCAAAAGAGTATGTTAAGATACCGAGGCTAGGACGAACCATCCCGTTCGGGTATGTAGTTGATGAGGCCGATGATGGCTGGCTAGTTCCTGTACCTTTAGAGCTAGAGGCGCTTGAGAAAGCTAAGAAGCATCTGAAGCAATATAGTTTGAGACAGGTATCAGCTTGGCTCACTACTGTGACTGGTAGAGAAATAAGTCATGTAGGTTTGATGAAGAGGATTAAGAGTGAACAGTCCCAAAGACGTAAGTCCTCTACTTATCGAGAGCTTGCCGACAGGTACGAAAAAGCCCTTAAGAAAGCGCAAGAGTACGAAAAAAGAACAGGAACCGGACAAGACAGCTTCTTCGGTAGTGATCGATTCGTCCAACTTAGCGCCACCTTCTCCGACAACAGCACCGATAGTTGAACCTGTTGAGTATGAGAATGTCATCTTCAAACCCAACCCCGGCCCTCAGACAGCCTTCCTAGCTGCTCCTGAGCGTGAGGTGTTGTATGGTGGTGCTGCTGGTGGTGGTAAGAGCTATGCCATTCTTGCCGATCCTCTACGCTACATAGCCCATCCACAATTCTCTGGACTCATTCTTCGCCACACCACAGAAGAATTGCGAGAACTCATTTGGAAATCGCAAGAGATGTATCCAAAGATATATCCCGGCATCAAGTGGAGTGAGAGAAAGATGCAATGGCAGCATCCAAGTGGTGGCAAGTTGTGGATGTCCTACCTTGACCGTGACGAAGATGTCATGCGTTATCAGGGTTTGTCGTTCTCCTACATCGCTTGGGACGAGCTAACACAGTGGCCTACACCGTTTGCCTACAACTACATGCGTTCTCGTCTGCGTACAGCAGCACCTGACCTGCCTGTGTTCATGAGAGCTACCACCAACCCCGGTGGTCCCGGTCATCAATGGGTTAGGAAGATGTTCATTGTCCCTGCACCGCCCGGTAAAAGCTTCTATGCCACCGACATTGAGACAGGACAGACTCTAGCCTACCCCAAAGGACATAGCAAAGAAGGCTTGCCCCTGTTCAAACGCAAGTTTATATCGGCAAAGCTGGCAGACAACCCCTATTTGGCTGACTCTGGTGACTACGAAACCATGTTGTTGTCTCTACCAGAACACCAACGTAAGCAATTGCTTGAGGGAAACTGGGATGTTGCTGAAGGTGCAGCGTTTTCAGAGTTCAATAGGGCTATTCATGTGGTTGATCCCTTCATCATCCCGTCAAACTGGCCTCGTTTCAGGTCTTGTGACTACGGATATGGTAGCTATAGCGCTGTATTGTGGTTTGCTGTAGCGCCTGATGACAGTTTAGTGGTGTATAGAGAGCTTTATGTCAGCAAAGTGCTGGCAGAAGACTTGGCTGTGATGGTGATGAACGCCGAAGACGGTGAAAAGATACGTTATGGTGTGCTTGATAGCTCATGTTGGGCAAAACGTGGTGACACTGGACCCTCTATTGCTGAACGAATGATCTTAAAAGGTTGCAGATGGCGACCAGCAGACCGTAGTGCTGGTAGTAGAGTTGCTGGAAAGAACGAAGTACACCGCCGCCTACAGGTTGACCAATATACTGAGGCTCCGCGCATTGTTTTCTTCAACACATGTACACAGATCATTGCTGATCTACCTACATTACCTATTGATAAGACTAACAACGAGGATATCAATACTAAGGTTTCAAATGACCACACTTATGACGCATTGCGTTATGGTATTATGTCTCGACCTCGCAGTGGGTTGTTTGACTTTGATCCTGTATCACAGAGCAGTGGTATGAATGTTAGTGATTCTACTTTTGGGTACTAAATTATGGCAATGACAAACGCTGAAAAGCTTCGTAAGTGGAGAGCAGCCAACAAAGACAAAGTCAAAGAGCAAAAAGCGCGGTATAAAGAACGTAATCCAAATGCCGCAAAAGAATACAGGGAAAGAACTAAAGACCGTGCTGCCGAAACAAGACTGGAATGGCAACGAGCAAATCCAGAAAAAGTTAACGAGTTCTGCAAGCAGTGGCGTGACAAGTATCCTGAGAAGAATTTAGCTAAAGCAATTCGTTATCGTGCAAGTAGGGATAATAGAACGGTGTCTTGGGACAAAGAACTTACCGATCTTGTTGTTCAGGAAGCATCTCACAAGTGTTTTTTAATGCAGAAATTAACAGGCTATGCATGGCATGTCGATCATGTTATACCTTTGAACGGTAAAACTGTATCTGGCCTACACGTATGGAATAATCTTTCCGTCATACCCGCTTCACAGAATATGAGCAAGGGTAACAGATACACAATGGAATAAACTATGGCACTAATTGATAAACCTACAACCGACAAAGTATTGGCATTGGATGACGCTACCACTGACGCAGACTCCTTCAAGGCCAGCGGCTTAATCTCGTTCATTCAAGAGCGTTACACTAGGTCTGAAGAAGCTCGTCGCACTGACGAGACACGCTGGCTCAAAGCCTATCGCAACTATCGCGGTCTGTATGGTCCTGATGTGCAGTTTCTTTCTACAGAGAAGTCGCGTGTATTCGTCAAAGTTACCAAGACCAAGGTGTTGGCTGCATATGGTCAGATCATTGATGTGTTGTTTTCTAACAACAAATTCCCTTTGAGTATTGACCCGTCAGTACTTCCTGAAGGTGTTGTTGAGTCTGTCCATTTCGACCCCAAAGGCGCACCTGCTGCACCAGCTATTCCGTTCGGTGAAGAGGGCGCTGCCAATATGGGCAACGACTTCGACCTCGACAAGCTGGAAGAGATGTTGGGTGCTATGAAGGACGACTTGAAAGACATCCCCAACTTGAAAGAAGGACCGGGTGTCACACCAACCTCTGTTACTTTCCATCCTGCTATGGTGGCAGCTAAGAAGATGGAGAAGAAGATTCATGATCAGCTTGACGAGAGTGGTGCTAGTAAGCATTTGCGTCTGTCAGGCTTTGAGATGGCGCTGTTCGGTACAGGCGTGATGAAGGGTCCGTTCGCTGTCAACAAAGAATATCCAAACTGGACTGAGGACGGTGAATACAAACCAACAATCAAGACAGTACCAGAGGCATCACATGTTTCGTTGTGGAACTTCTATTGGGATCCTGACGCAAACAACACAGACGAATGCCAATATGTCATTGAGCGTCACAAGATGTCACGTACACAGCTTCGTGCTCTGAAGAAGCGTCCTCACTTCCGTGGCAAAGTGATTGATGAAATTGTTGCAGGCGGTGAAGGCTATACTAAGAAGTATTGGGAAGATACCCTCAAAGACTACGCTTTGAACTACGGTGTTGATCGCTTTGAAGTGTTGGAGTATTGGGGCAACGTCGATGTTGAGTTGCTTGAAGAGAATGACATTGAAGTGCCTGAAGATTTCGATGGTGAACTCCAAGCCAACATTTGGTATTGCAACGGTAAAATCATTCGCCTTGTGTTGAATCCTTTTAAGCCAGCCAAGATTCCGTACTACGCTGTCCCTTACGAACTTAACCCCTACTCTCTGGCAGGTGTTGGTATCGCTGAAAACATGGACGATACCCAAACCCTAATGAATGGTTTCATGCGTATGGCAGTGGACAACGGAGTCTTGTCTGGCAACCTCGTTTTCGAGATTGATGAAACCAACCTTGTTCCCGGTCAAGACATGAGCGTCTATCCCGGTAAGGTGTTTCGTCGTCAAGGCGGTGCTCCCGGTCAAGCTTTGTTTGGTACGAAGTTTCCTAACGTGTCGCAAGAGAACCTTCAGATGTTTGACAAGGCTCGTCAGCTTGCCGATGAATCGACAGGTATGCCATCGTTTGCTCACGGTCAAACTGGTGTGAGTGGTGTTGGTCGTACAGCGTCTGGTATTTCGATGCTGATGAATGCTGCCAGCGGTTCCATCAAGACAGTGATTAAGAACATTGACGACTACTTGCTTTCTCCATTGGGTAAAGCGTTCTTCAACTTCAATATGCAGTTTGACTTCGACCCTGAAATCAAAGGCGACTTGGAAGTTAATGCTCGTGGTACAGAATCGTTGATGGCTAACGAGGTGCGTAGTCAGCGACTGATGCAGTTTATGCAGATTGTGTCTAGTCCTACGCTGATGCCGTTTGCTAAGATGCCCTACATTGTTCGTGAGATTGCTAAGTCGATGGATCTTGATCCCGACAAAGTCTCTAACAACATGGAAGAGGCTGCTCGTCAAGCTGCGTTGATGCAACCTGCTGCTCCTGCTGTTGGCGCTCCCGCTGAAGGTGCTCCACCTGTGCCGGGTGCTGGCGGTCCTCCCGGTGTTGCAGACATGACAGGTGGTGGCGGTGGCAACATTGGTGTTGGTGCTGCTGCACAGCCCGGTGAACAAGGCTTTAGTGCTGCACCTCCACAGATGCCAGCGGGGATGCAATGATGGATAAAGCGTTCCTCCCAAAGCTCAAGGGTATGCTCAACAGTCCTCATGTGTGGGATGCCTTTGTTGAGAAGCTTGAGTATGACATCGAGCAACAACAACGTAAGCTTGAACAGGCAACAGACCTGCAACAAATGTTTAAGGCGCAAGGGGCTATTGCGGCATTGCGTCATCTCAAATATCTAAAGGATGAAATCAATGCTGGATGATCAAATGAATAAGATGCTTGCCGAAGGCGGTGTCATGCAAGAAGGTGGCACAGTCGATCCAGTTTCTGGCAATGAAGTGCCTGTCGGCGCTATGCAAGAGGAAGTGCGTGACGACATTGACGCTAAGCTTAGTGAAGGTGAGTTCGTCTTTCCTGCTGATGTAGTTCGCTTCATTGGTTTGCAGACATTGATGAAGCTGCGCGACAAAGCCAAGATGGGTCTTCAACGCATGAATGACATTGGTCAGATGGGTAATGCCGAAGAAGTGAAAGACGGTGAAGCTTTGTTCGGTGATGAAGAGATGGACGATGACATGTTCTCGTCTGAGATTGATTCGATCATGGCAGAAGAGGATTGATATGGCAACAACTGTTGAAGATCTGTATCGAGAAGTTCTTGGTAGGGAGCCTGACCCTGAAGGTTTGGCTAACTGGAAAGCAGCATTTGGAGAAGATGTCAGTCCAGAAGAACGTGCTTCATTCATGCAGGCTGCTGCGCCAGAGTTAGCATCAAAAACACCCGCCACACCAGATGCACTAGCTGAACGCTTAAGCATCTTGGAATTTGTAAATTCTGCAAATAATATCGGCACTATAGACAATCAGTTTCTTGCTGGTGGGTTTGGTATTGATAACCGACCTACCCCTATGACACCTGACCAACTTCAGGCACGAGCACAGAAAGCGTATGACGATTATTCCAATGTTCTAAGGAATGGAGAAGTCACTGCTGACACAATTAGACAGGCGTATGGTGAGCACGACCCTGCTCATGTTCAGCGTGTGTTGAAGATTAAATCAGAACTTGATGCTCAACAGGCTGCTGGCGCAAAAGAATACTACTCTGCTGGTCGCATCTCTGCTGAGAATGCAACATGGGATATGGCTTTCCGTCTTTCCGAAGTAGGACTATCATCTGTTCAGGACATGGGTAAGCGTACAGATTACGACCTGCTTGAACGAGAATATACTCAATATTACAACAAAGCAAACGGTGAAGACATAACTAACAACTGGAATCGTGTTTCAGATGGTGGAGGTTTGCGTACAAACTACAACTTACACTTCACCGACGATGGTATGGTTATGCCCTACACAAGTAGGGAGTCAAGTAGTTGGGTGAATTTTAGAGACAGTACACTGAAGCCTATTGGTGGAATAGTATTAGCTGCTTATGGTGTTCCTTATGTCGCAGGTGCATTAGCTGGTACAACTATTGGTGGTGTCACTTTAGCTAAAGGCAGTGCTGCTTTAGCTGCTGCTTCGTCTGCCGCTGTTTCTGGTGGTGTGTCATTGCTTGCTGGAAATAGCTTTGAAGATTCTTTGAAGAGTGCTCTTGTTAGCGGTCTAACTGCTGGCGCATCGGCAGGTTATGCTGACAAGATCGGTCAAAGCCTTGGTTTCGATGCTGGTAGCATTGCATCTAAAGCTGCTGGTAATGCTGTGGTTGCTGCCGTTAAAGCTGGTGTGACAGATGAGAATGTACTAGAGAGTATGGTGACGGCTGCTTTGACTACAGCGATGACGGCTCAGAATGATTTCGACGCTACAGAGCGTGAAGGCTCTCTTGCTAAGATGGGACCAGACGATTATGAAATGACAACAGACTTCACAACCGGAACAAGTCTAAGTCTTGGTAGCAACCTTAAGTTTGGTGGCACTGGTTTGAAAGTTGATGATGTTCAAAACGCAGGAATGAATGTTGGTGATGGTGCTGTTGATTACGGTATTGGTAATGTAACAGGTGGTGGTGGTCTAGGTTTAACTCTTCCTTCTTCATCAAACTTAAACATGATGGGTGGTGGTCAAGGTATTACCGCCAAGCGTGATGATGGAACTACATTGTCCGGTGCAGACGAAACTGGTATTAACCTTAAAGATGTTAAGACTATTGCTAAGATCGGTGGTGTGCTGATGGCTGGTGATGAACTCATTGACCAAACTATACGACCTGACACTTCACTTGGTGCTAAACGTAAAGACCCTTGGCGCAACGCTCCAATCGAAGGTTTCAGAATGGCTAAGTACGAAGATCCTGCCACTGGTAAGTTCAAGTATGTACCATTCGTTAAAGACAATGCATTGCTTCCACCACCTTCTGGTTACAAAGAGATTGACTACTACGCCAAAGGTGGCTTTGTAACTAAACGAAACTAAGCTACAATAATAATACCAAAGTCTGTGGTGGGCAGACTGGTACTTAATAACACCCACCATCATTGGCTACCTGACTCCGAGACTATAGTGTCTCCTACAGTGCAGCCCCAACTTAAAAGGTATTTATGTCTGAAATGGTTATGGAACAGAAAGCTGTTGTCGTCCCCTTCGGTAAACGCAACGCCAACCGTGAGCGTATCGAACGAGAAGAAGCTGAGCTTAAACAACTCAGTGAAGAAAAGAAACCAGAAGATGGTGAAGACGATAGCAACTTGAGCGCTGAAGAGAAGAGCTTTAAGAAACGCTATGGTGATCTTCGTCGTCATTCACAACAACAAGCATTAACTTTGCAGAAACAAATTGACGAGTTGAAGCAACAGCTTACACAGTCTACTGAGCAACAGATCAAGCTGCCGACCAGCGAAGACGAACTGGCAACATGGGCAAAGACCTATCCTGATGTGGCAAAGATTGTTGAAACCATTGCCATCAAGAAAGCCAAAGAACAAACAGCAGCGCTTGATGAGCGCTTCAAAGCCTTGGACGAGCGAGACAAACTGACAGCACGAGAGAAGGCTGAGCTTGAGTTGTTGAAGCTGCATCCAGACTTTGACACCATCCGAGACACCGATGACTTCCACAACTGGGCAGACGAACAACCAGCTTGGGTACAACAAGCTTTGTATGAGAACGATACAGATGCTCGTTCTGCTGCTCGTGCCATTGATCTGTATAAGGTTGATCGCAACATTGGTAAAGCGAAACCGAAGAAGGAAACTTCTGGTGCAGCAGAGAGCGTCAATGCCCGTGGTAGCCGATCAACACCAATGAGTCAGGACAATGACGGTGTCATCTATGAGTCGCAAGTGAACAAGATGAGTTCTTTGCAGTATGAGAAGAACTTGGAAGCTATTCAGAAGGCTATGCAGACTGGTAAGTTTGTGTACGATATGAGTAGCGGCGCACGATAATAGTTGACACGGACACAAAAAGTCTGATATAACTTTACTTAGGACGAAAAGGGTAGCTCCCCTGACAGTGCTGACTCACTGCCTAGTCCTTTATTAAACCTAGTCAGGGGTCGTTATGAATGATGTGAAAACTTGTCGCGTGTGCGACGAGACTAAGTTGTTGAGTGAGTTCGGTAAATCTGGTAAAGCTACAGGCACTGGTTATAAAGCTGTATGCAAGATTTGTTTGGCTAAGAAACTTAAAGATTGGCGTGTTGCTAATCCTGAGAAATCCAAAGATCAAGATAGACGGTACTACGAAAACAACAAAGAAAAGATTAGTGTTAAGAATCAGAAACGGTATACGAATCTGACGCTTGATGAGAAGTTTGATCAGTTGGTGAAGACCGCTGGTAAACGAAAGAATAAAAAGTGTTTTATCACTGTTGAACATCTTCATGATGTTTGGCAGAGACAAGAAGGTCTATGTGTTTACACTAAGTTGCCGCTGACTAGCGAAGGCCACCAACTTAATACAGTAAGCCTAGACAGAGTAGATAGTAACAAAGATTACACGGTTGATAACATCCAACTAGTCTGTGTTCCTATCAATAGGATGAAGCTTGATTACACTGAAGATCAGTTTATTGAGCTTTGTCGTTTAGTAACGCATAACGTAAGTAAGCAGACAACCTAGTTGATCTAGCCTATGCCAACCTCTTTAGCTAGAAGAGGTTTGTCATACACCTAGTTGATACAGCCCTGTGGAACTTGAGTGAGCGTATTTTAGTATATGCCATACATTTATCTATAAGGAACTTATCATGGCTTTCCCATCCG